ATTAGAACGGTCAAAATTGGCGGTATCGGAAACGCAACGGGTAAGAAATACCTTTTGCGATTTGTCCATAAAGATACCCAGGACGGAAATATCCGTGTAACGATTGTTGGTAATAACCAGGCCGGTTTTACGATTGCCTTTGCAAAGGATAGCGAAACCGTTATTGATGCAGAATTTAAAGCACAGCCTATGGACAAAGAGGGTACTTTAATCCTTTACACAGAGGATATTGACAAAACAGAGTAGCCAAAACACGGGCCAACGATAAGAACGGGCGGCCGGTTGAAAAAACGAGCCGCCTTATTGCATGAAAGAGAGGAACACAACATGGCAGTAAAAGAATTTAACATGAACAAAATTAAACGTACCTTTTGGCCGTTTACTCTGAAAGATAAAAAG